CAAAAGGTTGTGAGAGGCCTGCTCAAATATATTCTGCCAAGACTATGAATAGTAATGGTAAAAATCAATATTTAAAGACTTGCTGCCGCCACACTTGGAAAGACCTAAATAAGTAATGGCAATAATTCATCCAATAGATTTTTGGGTATATCTTATACTCAACTGTTGGTTTTTTCCACACACACTTCTAAAACACACAAATGAACGAATTAATTTATGTCCTAGTGACAACGCACATCACAATCATCGCAGTAACTCTATATCTACATCGTAGTCAAACTCACTTATCTGTTACATTTCATCCTGCAGTAAACCACTTCTTTCGTTTTTGGTTATGGCTAACTACAGGTATGGTTACAAAACAATGGGTAGCCATTCATCGTAAACATCATGGTATGACTGACCAAAAAGGTGATCCACATTCACCTCAATTATTTGGTATATGGAAAGTTTTATTTGGTGGCGCTCTGTTATACAATACAGCATCCAAAGATACTCTGATGGTCAATGCGTTTGGTAGAGGAACACCAGATGATTGGTTGGAGAAAAATGTATATAGCAAACATTCCCGTCTAGGAATTACTTTGTTATTACTAATTAATTTACTTTGTTTTTCGTGGTGGGGATTACTGACTTGGGGAATTCAAATGCTTTGGATTCCGTTTTGGGCTGCTGGTGTAGTCAATGGAATTGGTCACTATTGGGGGTATAGAAATGTCGAAACAAGAGAGTCATCTAGAAATATTTTCCCTATTGGTCTTATTATTGGTGGCGAAGAGCTTCATAATAATCACCATGGCGATCCTGCTTCTGCCAAACTTAGTAGTAAATGGTTTGAAATAGATGCAGGTTGGTTTTACATTAAATCATTACAAAAACTTAAACTAGCTAAACTAAGCGTTAAATGAAGAACCACAACCACAAGTTGATTTAGCATTTGGATTAGTAATTACAAATTGTGAATTGAATTTTTCTTCTTTGTAATCTAAAGTTGCACCTTGAAGGTATTGAGAAGATATTACATCAACTATTATTTTAATACCTTCATTTTCAATGATGAAATCATCTTCTGCAATTTCTTCTTCAAATGTAAACCCGTATTGATAACCAGAACAACCACCACCTTGAACAAACATTCTTAATGCACCATTAGGTAGATTTTCTTCTACCAACAAATCACGGACTTTGTTTATCGCATTACTTGTTACTTGAATCATTTAACTTTTCTATTCGTCTAAATTCTTCATCTTCAGCGATTGCATCATCAATATCTTTTGGTTCTGGTGGTTCAGCACCAGTGCATGAACCTCCATTACTAAACCATAACTCCATGGCTTGTTGACGATACTTCTCTAAATCGGATGTCATCTGCCTCTACCTGCCTTTCGCATTACAGTCATCTTAGGAACAAATGTTTGTTTTGGTTTTGGCGTAGATGGAGTTTTTGCTTTAGGTAATGTTACTGCTGGCTTTTTTGGTTCAGTCATAATATCTCCTTGTTGGTTGCGGGGGAAGGAATCGAACCTACGGCCCCTGGATTATGAGTCCAATGCTCTACCTCTGAGCTACCCCGCTATAATTATATATGTGAAAAACTAAAATCACTTTTTTGTATCTTGAAATCGTAGGAAAAAATTTCGGAGGCTCCGACTGTCCAACCTTTTTAGTAAATCCAAATCACTTCTGTAATAGGCACAACATAAGTTTCGTTTTCAATCTTAGTCGCCTTGTTCCAATTCAATAGAACTGTATCACCAATATTTACTTCATCCACTTTATTACCGATTGCAATTACTTCAGCCTTATCAGGTTCATCAGCTGATTTCAGAATGATGCCAGAATGTGTAGCTTTTTGTGCTGCAATACGAATAACAATAATATTATCTCTAGTTGGTTTCATAATTTATCTTTATAAATGGTGCCCTCACCATGATTCGAACACGGGACCTACTGATTACAAATCAGTTGCTCTACCGGCTGAGCTATAAGGGCTCGGTAAATACTACAAAAGGTTTATAACCTGGCCTTGAAGTTAATTCTTTAATGCGTTTTTGAATTTTTGCTTTGTCTTTTGGTCGACTACTTTTCTCCAACATATCATTTAACTGAGTGAGATTTAATGGACCTAACCTTGGCTTGCCATTTTTAGTCAACATTGGATTTCTTTTTTTTGATTTTGAAACTGCCATGATATAGTCCTTAAAGAATTTGGAGCGGTGCCACTGCTATGCTCAGGTAATATAAGAGGGTGTCTTACATCGTGCTATCACTCACCGCATGAAACAATTATAACATTATATAGGCTGATTGTCAATGGTTATTTGTGGTATATTTTTCCAAGCAATAGGTTCTGGACTTAGAGGTGCATCCGGATTACGAACATCCGTAAAAATTTCCCACAACTTTTCTTTGATTGCAAATTTGGTAAACAAGCCTGTTGATAATCCGTGTGCTTCTATTTCCCACGGTTCATCATAATAATCCATATTTTCAGTAATTCTTTGGCCTCTCCAACGAGTGCCATATTCATTCATTTCATTATAGGCATATTGTTTAATATGTACCATCTCATGAGCTAATGTTTCCAATATGTCATGTGAACCTATAATTGGATTTAATTCTATTTGAAATTCTCTAGGTTTATTACTTTCATTATAGTTTAAAACATCTGCGTAACCTAGAGCATCTAGTTTAGGTTCAAACTTGATTTGAACATAGATATTCTCTAACATTTTTGGTGTCATCAATTGTTCAGCATAAAAAATAGCCGCACGCTTTACAAACGGCCGAAAGCGTTTCTTATCGGGACAACCGATTATACTGAGTTGCATCTGAGGTTTCTCCTGTGAAAACCGATACTTCTCAAATATTTAGGTACTATCTAGTTTTCACCAGGTGAAATTTGTTCTATTGAAATACCACAATGATTTAAGAAGTCTATGCCGATGGTATCTCGATACGAATTTCGGTAATATACCTTTTTAATACCAGCGGTATAGACTTGTTTTGCACAATGAATACACGGTGCATGGGTCAGGAACATGGTGGATCCATCTCCAGATTCACTACTCTTGGCCAGTTTAGCGATGGCATTAGCCTCTGCATGGATGACTTCATCCTTGGTTTTGGTGATAGTACCACCATCTTCTAGGTATTCTACCACTTCTTCACATTCGTTGGTCCAGCCAGCTGGCATACCATTATAACCGATAGATATAATTCGGTCATCTTTTACCACGATGGCACCTACCTGTAACCGTTTTGCTGATGACAACTTGGCAAACCGGTCTGCCACATCCATGTAGGCGTCAATAAATTTTTGTTTCATTACCAAGAACCGTCATCAAACCATATACGAATTGTAATAGGTAATAGTTCTAAAACAAACGCATCCGTTTCCCAAACTTCATTTGTTTTATTGTAAGCACAATTTAATCTCCAATGAAATGGATTTAATTTTAATGTGATATTACAACCTGAATATTTCAACCAATTCATTTAAAAATTTCCGCCATAGGTTCAGGAATATTGAATTGACTACGAATATATTTGTCTTTTAACATTTCTGGAATAATTGTATGAGGTTCTTCTAAGATAAAAGGACAAGGTCCGTTCCATTTATTATCAGCCAAAAATGTTTTGAATATTTCTATATCTCTTTTATTCTTTGGATCAAATTTTCTTTTTTGATTATGCATCAACTGGTAGTTTGTAAGAATAGTCATTTTACATACTCCAAATTATCTTTACGAAGATAATGAATTACTTGATTCTCATTACCGTGTGATTTCACCACAGGAATAAAGGTAATACCTTCAATCTCTCTTGTTTCCCAATTTGAATAGGTATAATAGATGTCCGAGTTCGTTTTTGAACGAACCTTTTTGAGAATGGCTTTACCACCAGTGGTAGTGGCAATATAACCTGGTCTTAGATTTTTTTTCATGATATAATTATAACTCAAAATAGGGGGTCTGTCAAGAGCCCCCTATATGTTTACCGACTTTTTGGAT